TTCTAGCTGGTATTTGCTGTAAATTTGGATTTGAGTAGCTGAATCTACCGGTCACAGTTCCGCCATTATCGGATCTAAGTTGGTTTATTTCAGCATGTATTCTGCCCTTGTGTGAATGTTTTAATATGGTATCTATGAATGTGGTATGGGCCTTGTTAATTTCACGAGCCTGGGTTATTAATTTCACCAGTGGGTGGGGGTGATTTGAAAGGAAATTTTTTGTAAATGATGGAGAACTTGTTTTGGCGGTTCGCTCATATGGTAGGGACAGTTTTTGAAAAACTTTCTCAATACTGCGCGCTGCCCATATTTGAACATCTACTTGCGTTTCTTTTTTTATCTTTTGTAATAATTCTTTTTCTTGTTCAAGTAATTGTTTTTTTAATTTGTGAGCGCCTTCTACGTCTACACGAACTCCTAAAAATCTCATATCAACGAGGCAAGGAAATAGTTCAGTCTCTAAATTAAATATAGAAGAAATATCTTGATGAATTATTTCTTTTTTTAATTCTTGCCATAACTCTAAAGTTATCTCAGCATCCTTCTCCGCATAATCTCCAACATACATAGCTGGAAGTTTATACATTTCAGCTTTTGCATCGACTCCCCATGATTTAGCTGCTTCATATAATGCAGCTTCATCTTTACCCTGTCCTGTATATCTTCTTGCACAACTAGTTAAATCATATCTCATTTGATTTTCATCAACGAGTGCTGATGCAATCATAGTATCTATAATTTTTCCTTGAAGAGTAAGTCCTAAGGATTTAATCCAACATACATCATACATTGCATTGTGAAATATTTTGTCGGATTCTGTGTTTAAAACTGCTTGAAACCATTTAAGCACCATTCTTTTATCCATATTACCACCACCTTCATGACCAATTGGATAATAACCCTTCCATCCTTTAACAGCCACAGCAATACCCACTACATCACCTCTTTGGGTTACAGAACCTGAACCCATTTTTATTAGGTCAGGATCCTTAGTTTCTAAATCAATTGCTATCTCATTATGTTTAGATAAATCTGGAAACTCAGTAGGTGGTGTCCATTCAGTTTGTGGTTTAAAAAGTGGTACTTGCATCATTTAATTATTCCCCATGTGTTAGTTTTTTGTTTTTTTTCTTCTTTTGGTTTATCGGGATAGTCACGATCTATTGCCATTTGACAATAATGGATAGCTTTCTCCAAATCTTGTTTTTGATTTTTTTGTTTATGTCTACATAAATATTTAATTGCATTTCCTTCAGCAAAAGGAATATTATTTCTATTAATAAATTCAGAGGGTTGAATGACCATACTCTGATAGTGATTCCCACCTACCTGCTTTTTATATATATCGCTCATATTCTAAATGCCTTATAAATATCTTTTGGTTCTACTATATGTAAGTGTTCCTTGGTCCTTGTTGCACCAACATAGAACAATCTGTTCACATCATCCGGAACTCTTTCGTATTCTCTTAAAGTTTGTCTGGATAAATCAGTTAAGAGAACAACATTATCTGCTTCTCCGCCTTTGACTCCATGAATAGTGGATAGTATAATTCGAGGTTTTTTATTTAATTGCTCTCCGTTCTTTCTCATTTGTCTTATATAAGAAACTTTTTTAGATGGTGCGTTATCAAAAGCTTCGTACCACACATTTTTTGTTTTTAATCCATATTGATTACTTAATTGATCTATTCCAAAGAAAGCATCCTTAATCATTATTTTTAATTTATTTTTTTCTACATTATTCTTACTCATATAACTATATATTTTTTCTATTTGTTTATAATTTAATAATTGTCCTTGTCTTAAATGTTCCCAATCATTTATAGCATCATATAAATCTTGCTCATAAGATTTTTTAAATTTATTTTTATAGTAAAGACCATTTTTATAAACTATGTCTTCTAATTCATCTAACATTGATCGAGTTCTAGCAAGAACTAACCATTCTCCTTTAGACATATCTATGTGTCTAAAATCTGCATAAGTAGAAAGAGATCCTTCTACTGTTCTAGGTTTCCAATTTTTAGGTATTCTATTACCTACTTTATTAATAATTTTCATAGCAAACTCATGAACTTTAGCTGGTATCCTATAAGATTGAGTAAGCTTTATGTATTTTCCACCTAATGTAATAAATCTATTTACGTCCGCACCTGCCCATTTAAAAATAGCTTGATCATCATCACCTGCTATATAATTATTTTCTGACTTATCCCATATTGTTTTTGCCATATCCCATTGCATAAGAGATAAATCTTGAGCCTCATCTATAAATACTACATCAAACTTAGGACATACTCCTGATTTAAAGTTTAAAATCATGTCATTAAAATCTACTAAGTTATATTCTTTTTTATATCTTTCTAACTCGTGTGATATAATTCTTAATTTATCAAACTCTACATCCTGTGTATGCTCTTTAAGATCATATTGTCTTTCAATAGATATATTTCTTAGTTTAGATAATTGTATTATTCTTAAGTAATCACTTTTAGTAGAAAATATACCATTCATTTCACTATCATTGTCTTCATAATCTACTGGAAATCCTATCTTTTTACCTAAGTCTTCGTAATGTCTACGTTGCATTACATTATCTTTATTAATTCCTAATCTTCTAAATGCTAATGAATGAAGAGTTCTAAAGTAAGGTAAGTCATCTTCACTATAATTAAATTTATCCATTGCTCTATCTCTTGCTTCATAAGCAGCTTTTTGAGTAAATGCAAAATAACCTATTTTATTTGGATCAGTTTCTTTTAAATATTTATCCACTAAGTTTAAAAGTGTTGTTGTTTTTCCTGTACCTGGAGGTCCAATTACTATTGTTTTCATTTCTTTCTCCTAAAAAAATTTCTCCATATTGCTGATCTAATAATAGAAAAGAATGTAAATATTAATGCTATGTGCAAACTGTCCCATACAGTAGGATATAATCCAAAAAAAGGAAAAATATATAATTGAATTAAAATAGCTAGTATTAATCCACTTCCTACATCTATAAAGCTTTCAATAAAGCAACGTTTTATCATTAAAAATTATCTTTCGGTTTAAGTTGTTTTGGTGTATAATCTTCTGATTTTTTTTCGAAAGAATCTACTATAGTTACGGTTGGTCTACTCTTTCCTAAAATAATTCTTTCTGTAGTACATCCACAGTGCTCTCTTAACATCTGACTTGTTTCTTGAAACTTAACATCCCATCTTCTTCTTTGTAAAAACCCATAAAAGAATGAATCAAATAAAAAGTAATGTTTACCTTCATCAGTAAATACAGCGCCTTTTTTAATATCATCTTTTTCAACTGTAGTTGAAGTTCTATTAGTACAAAATTCTTCTAAATGATTTTGTAATTGATCTTTTTTAGATGTTCCTTTAGGTGGTGGTATAATTTCTCGTGTTCCTAATAATTGATTAACTAAAACTTTCCAATCTTTTATTTTCATTGTTGGTGGAAAAATTCCTATTCCAGCAATACAGGCTTCTTCAAATAAAGGTTGTTGTCTTAAGTATTTAGCGCTTGGAAGTTTTAATCTTTTGCCATCTATGTTTAAATAATAATACGGTTCTTCTAATTGTATTTCCTGTAAATCACTTAACTCTGGAAACATAACAGAGTTTCCTATTCCAAATTGTCTTGTTTTACATAATTGCTTATCACATACATTACACATAGGAACGTCATTACATTTCCATCCCCAATCTTTTTTCTCATGTTGATTTTTAATAATATCTATTTCTCTTTGATCTAAGTCACCTACTATATAGTTCTCATGAAACCATGAAATTTTTTCTTTCCAATTATTTGGCCATTTCTTTTTAGCATATACACCAAAATGAAATAAAGCAGCATTTCTACCACCCTCAGATATTTTTTCAGCTGCCAATGTTTCAATGCAAGGAGGCCCATCAGAAAATTCTGAATCGGGCCTCTGCACCTTTATAGAACCAACATCTAGTTGTTTTACATTATTATAGATTCTATAAAATTCTTCTATAGTTGCTGCACTACCATCATCTTTAAATGCATAACGAGTGCTTACTTCATGATTAAAGTAGGGTAAGTTTAAAAAGTTTCCGGTGTCTTCTTCTGATTTTAATTCTATTTGTTTTGGAAATACTTCAGCACTTCCAAATCCTAGTACTGCTCGTATCTGATTCAATTTATCTCTCATAGTTTTTGCTTCTACAAAATCTTCTGAGAATAAAAATACATGAGCACCACCAGACTTAGAACGACATACTACTAGTGGTAATTTTAAAGTTTTAATTTTTCTAATTAATTTTTGATGATCAAATCCTGCATATGAGTCTATATCTATGCATCCCCATTTACACATGTCTTCTTCATTAATGGGTATAATGCCTAGACTTGGTTCTACCCCATGTAAATGATTTCTATAATGATCTGAAGTCACTTGTTCTCTTTTAACAAATGATTTTGTTTTAAGCTTAACACCTTCTTTAGGGGTGGTATTAATGTAAGTACACCCATGGGCTCTCTTAAGTCCTGTAAATATTTCTATAAATCTATCTTCCATATTTTATCCGAGTTAAGAGGCGGATCTACTCTCGCTTCGCCGCCTCTTGTTGCAACTACTCTCTTTAGAGAATTAGTTTAATATGGAACGTCTGTTTTAGTTTCTTCAGTGCCGTGTTTTGCTTGGACTTCACCTTTAGAAACTCTATCGGCAAAGTTTTTAGCAATATCGTATACTGCTTTATCTTGAACAGGACCAACTTTAGCTACATCCCATCCAAACCATGTTCCTTTATCGTTAGATTGTTGAACAGTTTTTAGAGTATAAATGTGGCTGTATGTAGGCGGAGTAAATAAACCACTCTTGCCTTGCATTTTGATCCCCATCATCATTGAGTTCCACTTACGACTTATTTTTAATTGAGTCGCTTTCATAGAAATCAAAGCGGTTGTAGGAGTATCACCCATTAGTATCACAAAGTGACTAGCCGTGTTTTCAAGATAATTACCATTAGGTAATCTATCTTTATTAGATTTGTCTCTAGTAACTTTACTTAACAAATCACTGTCTACTTCATGGATAGCAACTGGTGCTCCCATACTAGCACCTCTGTCTTGCCATTCTATATATTGTCTCTTATAGAAAACTGGCAGCACATTGATACCTTTCTCTCCGTCATAGTAATCTCCTGTGACAGTATTCAAAATCATTCCAGGTTGTGCACCTTTAATGTATTTTGCATCTCTAGAGTTAATCTCCGGAGAAAGTTGTCCAAGGACTTTTAGAAAAGGTAGTGCAAGATCATCTTGCGCTATATTCTGTGCTCCTTGGTTTGCATCAGCTTCAAAAATATTTGTAGCCAATGCTCCTGCATTTTCGCGTTTTGCGACATTTGCTTCTTGGTTCATGTTTATTGTTTCCTTTTTATGGTTGTTTTATTTCCAACAAATATGTTGAAAAGTTCCGTTGGCATTTCTTTATTTGCCTCAATACGCTCACGGACTAACGCTTTAAGAGTCATGGGTTCAACCTTCAACTTTTGTGTCGGTTGATACCCACTACTCTTCGCA